CTCGAACGAATAATTTCTTATCTGCTAAGTTAATAGCGATTTCACCTGCCTCTATATTAGCGGTACTAGGTACATTACTAGAGGTGGTGGTTCTTTTCGGTTTAAATTTTATGGCCATTTGGCTCCCCTTAATTTAATTTGCTATATAGCTGGGTTATAAATCGGCCTATATAAGGCCGGTTGCTAGTCTGAAGTGGTTAGGTCTGATACTTTGAATACCGATCCTGTACACACTTTAACTACTACATCCACTGCAATTGCAGTGTCCGTACTAGCCTCCGCATTATATGTACAAGGGATATCATAGCTTTCAGTTACTAAGGAGGTTGATTCATTGAACCAACCTGGCCCCACTTTCTTGCCTGAGGCAAGAGTTATCTGTCCGGAGGAGTTGAATATTCCATCTACTTCTAATGTGTAAGTGCCGGAGTGTGTATTCTTTCCTATAGATGTTTTACTGGATGTTCCAGCATCCACATAATAGGTTCTACCTACACTAGTACTCCAGACACCTAAGTCTCTACTATAGTTCTCCCACCTACTATTACCACTATTATAGTGTAGTAGTTGAGTATTACTAATACCAGACAGATAAATATCATCTAAAGATGATGCTGTTCTAGTGGTTAACTCCAATATATTATTGGAAGTATCTCGAACGAACAGTTTTTTATCTGCTAGGTTGATAGCGATTTCGCCTGCCTCTAAGTTAGAAGTAGTAGGAACCGTACCCGCACTAGTAGTACGTTTTGGTTTTATGACATGGTACATATCTATTCCTATTAAAATAGGGCTATAAGGCCCTATTACTTTTTACTTAGAAAGTTCCGCCATCTAGAGTACTACTATCTAAAGAAGCCTCTAATGTGCCGGAAACAATGGCATTACCACTAACATTTAAGTTATTCTGAGTAGATATACCCCCTGCAACTCGTAGAGCACCAGTGGTGCTACTACTAGAAGTAGTGGTAGACTCAATATTCAAGTCCGCGGTACTATCTACATCAATTTTAGTTCCGGTATACGAATCTAAGTTATTTACTTGTAAAGTTGACATATGGTATCCTCAATTCTAAATTTCTTTGGTAAAAATCAATTATTAACCCAAGTGTGTTACTTAGGATAATATCAAAAGTTAAAAAGTAAACTTAGAACGTACCTCCGTCCAATTCATTAGACCACTCAGGAGCTGTTGCACCAGAATTCATCTTCATAAATTGACCGCCAGTACCTTTACTAAGCTTAGAGATAGTAGTAGATCCTGTAGCATACATGATATCACCAGAACTAAAGCTAGAAATACCTGTTCCTCCATAATCTACTCCTACCGTGTCACCCTGCCATGTACCAGAAGCAATAGTACCTAAAGTGGTAATCGCAGATTGTCCAGCCCATGTAGTATTGATCTGTATTGAGTTAGCATTAGCTGTAATACCATTTCCAGCAACAACATCAAGAGTGTTACCTGTTTTGGTCATACCAGTACCAGCAGTAAGTTGTCCAGCACCTGAGAACTGAGCGAATGTTAGACCAGTTGTACCAACTGTAACGTCCCCATTATTTGTAACTACCCAACCAGAGTCAGCATTTGTAGTACCTTCTTCAACGAAAGTAAATGTTCCACCGCTTACTTCAGAACTTGCATCGAAGTCTGTAGCTCTTGTAGGAGCTCCTGAAGCATTTACAGTATAAATACCATTTTCAGAAGCAGTTGACTGATTCTTAAGGAAAATACGATCACCAGTAGCTAAAGTAACACCATCAACAGTGCTTGCATTATCGAAAGCTGAAGCCAGAGTACCAGAAGCTGTAGTAGCTACACGAACTGAGTCTTTAACATCTAATCCAGTTTTAACTGCATCTACATATGCTTTAGTAGCTGCATCTTGAGCCTGTGAAGGATCTGCAACATTTGTAACTCTGTTTGCACCCATTGTAACTGTTTGTGAAGCAGAAACTGCTAAACCATCTAATGTACCTACTGTAGTAACGTTTGTTTGAGCTGCTGTTTGCAATGTACCAGTTACGTTTGTAGCTGTAATATCGCCTGAGCCTAAGTTAATGTCTTTGTTAGCGTCTACAACTAAAGCCTTAGAAGCTACTGCAGTACCTGCTGTTGCGCCGTCCAATACATTAATCTCACCTGAGTCAGCAGTAACAAGTACCCCACCCAATTTAAGACCGTTACTGCCATCGTGAGAAGCAATATCGAAGTCGTTAGTACCGTCTGCAATAGTAGCATCACCACTAACTGTAAGACCCGTTAAAGTACCTACTGTAGTAATATTGCCCTGTGAAGCGGTCTGAATAGAACCTGTAAAGTTAGTAGCAGTTACATCACCAGTACCTAAGTTAATATCTTTATTAGAATCAACTACAAGTGCTCTAGAAGCGGTTGCTGCACCAGCAGTAACACCTAATTCAGCGGCTTGAACTTTATCAGATCCAATAGAAGTAACTCCCGCAGAAGTCATTGTAATGTCGCCAGACATTGCTATTGACTCCCAGTCTACTCCGTCAGCAACCATCATATTTCCAGAAGTTGCTGTGTCAGTATTAACGTTGTCTAATTCAGCTAGTGAATTTGAACCTAAGTACTTAGCTGCAATCTTCTTGTAAGAAGATGCAGAGTTATCATAAATTAGTACATAGTCGTTGTCGCCATCAGGGTTTGCAGCTAAAGCTGTTTGTCCTGTGATGACATCTGTGTGTACCATTGCTTTTTGTACAGCATTAGACCCAATAGTTGCTGTAAGTGTAGCATCTGTTAAGTTTGTTAATGTTGCTGAACCTGATAAGTCTCCGCCTAAAGTGATCGTTGGATCAGCAGTAAGTGCGAAATCTAAAGTATTGTCAGCATCTTGGTAAGTTACCTCAATACCTGTTTCAGTATTGCCAGTTACCATTGCCCCAACTGCATCTGCGATTCCTTCAGAACCACCAATTACAGTCACATTAGAACCACTTGTACCAATAAATAAATTATTGGAATTTTCCGAATAGGCTAATTCGCCCTCAGCTAGACTACCCGGTGTTGCGCTGGTAGTACTGCGTTTAATTTTAATTACGTTTGCCATTTAAAAATACCCTCCATTAAGAGTAACATCAGAATACTCTGCAGTACCTGAACTTTCCGATAGTTGAGCTGCTATAGTTATTTCTTCCCACGTAGTGTTCCGATATACCATTAGCTTATTATCAGCTGTGTTATACCACAGATCACCTTCCTGAAGATTCTCATCGTCAGATGCAGGTGCTGCGGCTTGTACGAACTGTTGGTCCGCGATTTGATGCAGAGCATCTTGAATATTCGTAGCAGTAATAGAGCCTACAGGGGAAAAAGAAATATCTCCTGCGACTCCCACTGCTACCGAATTGGTTGTTATAACTACTTGATCGGTAGTTACAGTTATTTCGTTGCCTGTAGTCTCTGTTATTGATACTACTACACTCACGAGGTGACCCCTGCACTAATAGTTGCCCTACCTTGTATAAGGCGAGTTACTATTCCGGAGGGAGACGTCATCTCAACGTCATAAATGTATTCTATTGCAGGGTCTAGAGCGGATGTCTCGGCTGCTGATAGCGTAAGCTTAAAAGTACCTGTAGTAGCGTTAATAATAGTAGAAGTCATAGACACCGGAGTATCATCATAGTGGGACTTTGCTAATTTCGAGGCGAAGGTGTGGCCTGTAATATCCATATCAGTACCCGCCGTGACGTCTACATCCATCTGCAGTTGCCATGAAGACCCTTGCTCAATACTTAAATTGTAAATACCTGCTGCCATAATAAAATTCCTAATAAAACCCATCTCCAACTCAGTGTTTAACTGAGAGGGAGTTATACTTGTTAAAAGGGATACACTAAATTATTTTAATGACCTTTTCTTATATGTTATTATATCAAATTCCAACAAAAAAGTCAAGACATAAATTTTTTATGTACCTTGTAATTCTTTTATCTGTATTGCTTGTTTTTCCACCATATCTTTAAGCTCTTTGATAGCTTCGATATACAAAGAATGTAGAGCATCATATTCTACAGTTTTGTAAAGGGTATCTTCCTCTCCTGTTTGTAAAGGTAACTTCTTCTCTCTGATTGCTTGAGGTAGTACTTTTTCTACTTCTTGTGCGATTACTCCTGCAGATCTTTGACCATTATTCTTACGTGTAAACTCCACTCCGTTAAGTTGTGAAACTTTAGTTAGTGCATCTGTTACTGGGGTAATACCTGTTTTTAAACGTTCATGAG